CCCTCAAGATAGTCTTCAGGCCAGCCATGATAAAAACCGCGTTGGGCAATCAGTTGAGCTCGCTGATCAAGATCTGACAGACTCTGCACCAGGATCAAGGCATAGGTGCCTTGATTCATGCTCACACCCTGCACGATTTCTGGTGCTGCAGGATGATCACTGAGTGCAATCATGTCTTTGCGATTCAACCACTGTTGATTGGCTGCAGCCACATTGTGTTCCAATACATCAGCTGCCCACTCAGTGGGATCGTACACATAGATTACCACTTCCCACTGATACATGCCCCAGCGACTACGCTGTTGTAGATCAAACAAGGGATCATTGCCCAACAGCACCTGATAGCTTTTTTTGAGTCGTGCAGCACGAGCATACGGACAGGGTGGCCAACCGCCCAAGGCAGGATGTGGCTGTTCCACAAATGTAGCAATCCAGTGTTCAATGTCTTGTGTGACCTGTTGAATGTCCATTAGAAGAAAGGCAGTCGGCTGTTCTTGGTTGTTTCAAGATTGTGCTTGATAAGCTCGCTGATGTAGGTGCGTTCTTTGAGACTCATTTGCAGAATGTCTTCATAGGTGGCACCACCACGCATGAACCAACTCATTTTGAGAGCTTGTTCACGCAGTGTGTCTGCCTCCTGATCCATGCGTTCTACATACTGTTCAATTTCTGTGTTGTCTAGGCTCAGGAGGCGTTGCCGAAAAAACTGGCTTGGTCCATGATCAAGACCTGCTTGTATTCGTGACTGCAACTTTCGCAGCGTATGCCCAACAAAGGCATTTCACTGGGATCACGCAGACCAATCACATAGTCGCGAATCTCTGTAAACAGTTTGCGATCACAGTTGTGATACAGTTCCACAATGTGTTCTCGCTCGGTCACCAGAGCTGCGGCAGTGCGGATGCTGACAGTGCAATTGGCCAGACTCTCTATGGTGAGTCGTGTGACCTGCTGCAACAGTTCGGCCAGCATGGCGATTTTTTCTTCTTCGGTTAGGTCACTGGTTTGCACGTTTTGAATCTGTTTCTGCACTTCAAACTGTGCAATGTTGAGTTGATTCTGCTGACGATAACTCATGGGGCAGAACTCAAAGTGCATCTCGCCCCAGGCACGCCCTTGCTCATAGTTGCCCATGCGGATCTGCTCTAGACTGTGTCTTAGATCAGCTGTGTATTCGCCTTCGTGTTGACAGGCCGGACACTGAGTGGTGATGTCCATGCTGTGACCGTAACTGGCAATGCGTATGGCAACCAAAACACTGTTTAAATCCACACTAGGCATCGCCCAAGCATCGCGAATGTTGGGCATGCAGCTTTGAATCACGCTGACTGATGCTTGACCGCTGAACAGGCTATCTGGTGTGCGATAGGTGATTTCGTCTATGGCAGTCATGGGGTACACCGGCAGATCCTGATTGTCGGGGATGTCTATTGTGCCCGCAGGCCAGTAGTTTCCGCCGCTGGGCAAGCGGAAATATATGGCTGGTTGGCGAAAAAACTGACGCAGTGGGTTAACATTTTGGTTCATTTGGCACCTATAAATATACTGAACCTTACTTATAGGCACCAAAAATATGGCTACAGATTCTACTCAGCAGATGCAAGATCTCCAAGAAATGCTGACTCGCATGCGCGAGCTCGGGGATTCTAGTTATCGCAATCGGATGGCTCAAGAAGCCTCAACCGATGCTTTGATGAAGACCAAGTTTGGTCTCAACAATTTCACAGCCAGCGCCAGGAGCGGCGCTGACGCTGTGGCCGCCATGGCCAAATCTGCCACCAGCTACATCAGCGCCATGTACAATGGACAGCGTGGTTACACTGCCATGAACGAAAGTCTCACCAATCTTGGCACTGCTGCCAAAGCAGCAGGTGCGGCACTAATGCTGATGGGCGGACCAATTGGTATAGTGATAGGCGCATTGACAGTGTTGACTGGTGTCATAATTGATGCTGCCAAGGAAGTGGCCAAGTTTAATGATGCCCAATTCAAGGTGTATCAAGACCTGTCACAGTCCGGTGCCAATGCCGCAGATGGCATGGACGGCGTCACCATGTCGTTTGTGAATCTAGGCTACAGTCTACAGGAAATGAATCAGATAGTGGGTTTAATAAACTCCAATGCTGAGGATCTTGCGTTGTTTGGTAGAAGTGTGTCTGATGGACGTAAAAAATTCGTCGAACTCAGTGATCAGTTTGCTCCGTTCAAGAATCAGCTCTACATGATGGGCTACACCACAGAACAGATAGATGCTGCTGTCATGAGCTTTGTGAAAAATCAAACTAGAATTGGCGGATTGCAGGGCAAAGTCAATCAAGAAATGGCAGAGTCTGCAAGAAAATACATCATGGAGCAAGACGCTCTCACCAAGCTCACAGGCATGAGTCGCCAAGAGCAGGAGCGAGCAATAGAACAGGTGCGCAGTCAAGAACGATTTGCGGCAGCCATGCAAGATCTACGCGATAAAGGTCGAAAAGCAGAAGCTAGACAAATTGAAATGGTGTATGAGGTTCTGTACAGCCAGAACAAGGAAGCAGCGCAGGGTTTTGCAGATGCTCAGGCTGGCATGTACGGATTCACAGAAGCTTCCATCAAGAGCATGAATGCCACTGGAGGTTTGACACTGGAAATCAGTCAGCAGTTACAGACAGGCAAGATCAAAGCGGCTCAAGCACTTGACATGGAAATTGGAGCTCGCAAACGCACATTTAAAGAGTTGGGTACAGTTTTTGGCCAACTGGGTGTCTACAACTCGTTTGCAGGCGATTACGCCGGTGATCAACGACTGATAGCTCTTGGTAGCGAGGGAATAGCAAACAAACTTACTGAGATCAATAAAGAGTTGGACGAGGAGGGCAAGAAAAATTCTGACCGGACACGCAGCAGAGTGGCTCTAGAAGCTGGCCAACGTGAATCCACTAGAAAAGCCCTGGGTGCAATGAACCAAATAGCACCAGGTGTGACCGGTCTATTGGATGAGTTTGCAGATTACCTCAACATGGCTGTGGATGCCTTGGCTAATTTTGTTGACTTTGTGGTTGATGCATTTACCAGTGACCAACCCATAGAAACGCAGGCTGCTGTTGCGTACCGCAAGCGTGCATTTGCTGATGCAACATTCACTCAAGACGCCCTAAAAATAGATCAAACTGAGGAACAAAAGAAAGCAGAAGAAATATTGCGCAAGGGCAAGCGAGTGGAGATTATGCAAAGGGCAGCCAAAGACAAAGAGATGTTTGCCAAGAATCCAGAAGTTTTTAAGTCCGCCTACGGACCCCACGGTGCAGTAACCCCTGATCAGGCCATAGAGGAAGAGAAAAAGCTCAAAGCCGAGCTAGCAGCTATAGTAAAAGAAATGGGGATGGAAGATATTAGGGCTAGAAAAGAAGAACGTAGAAAAATGCGCGAAGAGAATCGCCGACGCAGCGATGAGCAAAGAAAGCGCACACAAGAGTTGCGTCAAGGCGCCAGCACAGCACCAGCAAGTGCCCTGCCGCCGGCTGGCGCCAAACCAGTGACTGAAGCTGATCTCAAGGCACGGGGATTGAAATTTGATTCAGCCGGCGATGTGCAGCGATCAGACATGGCATTGAGCCCCAAGTTGATTGATTTGGCTGAGAAAGTGCAGAAACAGATAAACGGTTTTCAAAAGTTCAACGGCTTCAATGATCGCTTCCATCACACAGATCCACAGTATTTTGGTGATCACACTCGTGGCCTTGCTTTTGACTTTGCGTTGAATTACACCCCTACAAAAGAACAAGGACAAAAGATTGTAAATCAGCTCAAGGGCATGGGTTTCTATTATGCCCGCGATGAGTACAACGACCCCAGTGCTGGTGCAAGTGGTGGGCACATTCATGCTGCCATCAAGGAGTTTGCTGATGGTGGCATACTGCGAGCACGTCCGGGCGGAGAGGTGGTTCGGGCAGCTGAAAACGGCTATGACGAAGCATTTATTCCTCTCAAGAACGGCACTGTGCCTGTGACCATTAATGGCCTAGACATTGACAGAGAGATCAGTGCGGCCATGACTCGAGCTCTTGATAACCAGAACACTGTGTACGTAGATGCCATGAAAAGCATGGTAAATGACCTGCGTCAGACCATGACCGACGCTGTGTCGCGCATGAACAACAACAATGAAGTGTTTGGTCAACTGCTGGCATCTACCCAGGAAATGGTGCGAAATCAGCAGCAAACCAACAATCTGCAGACCAAGATGCTACAAGCAGTAAGCAATTAAACTAAATACTGAATCATGGCAGAACTTCATCAGCGCGGTTGGCGCAAATATTTCAAGGTCGCAGACACTTCCGGGCAGCTGAGTCCTATCTCTGGCAAGAACCAATTTGGTCTTGCTGGCTATGCTCGCAACGACGGCGACAACAGTGCGGTGCGAGCTGACTTTGTGTTTCGCAACTACGCCAGTAGATTGCCTGAAGTCTACAGCGGCCATCCCAATCGTATTGAGCGATACAATCAGTACGAAAACATGGACATGGACAGCGAAATCAATGCCTGCCTTGACATCATAGCAGAATTCAGCACTCAGGTCAGCGAAAGCAACGGCACACCGTTTGAAATTGACTATCACGACAACCCCACTGACAACGAAATCAGCATCATCAAGAAACAGCTCAAGCAGTGGGTCAAGCTCAATCAACTGGATCAACGTGCGTTCAAACTGTTTAGAAACACCATCAAATACGGTGATCAGGTGTTTGTGCGAGATCCACAGACCTTTGAACTGTACTGGGTAGACATGACCAAGGTTGCACGAGTGATTGTGAACGAAAGCGAAGGCAAGCGTCCGGAGCAGTACATCATTCGTGACATCAACCCCAATTTTCAAAATCTCACTGTGGCAGCCAAGACCACCACAGACTACATGACCAATCCGGTCACAGGCTCCATCAGTGGTGCTGCCAACTACACTATGCCCAACGGCGGCACTGGCGGTGGTGTGGGCAACAGCAGATTCATGCAGGCCATGAACGAAGTCTGTATAGATGCCAAGCATGTGGTGCACCTTAGTCTCAATGAAGGACTGGATGTGTTTTGGCCGTTTGGACGCAGTGTGCTGGAACAGATTTTCATGGTGTTCAAGCAAAAGCAATTGCTGGAAGATGCGGTGTTGATTTATCGTGTGCAGCGAGCACCAGAGCGTAGAATTTTCAAGATTGACGTAGGCAACATGCCCAGCCACTTGGCCATGGCCTATGTGGAACGTGTCAAAAACGAAATGCACCAGCGTCGTATTCCTACTATCACGGGCGGCGGTCAAAACATCATGGATGCTAGCTACAACCCCTTGAGCATCAATGAAGATTACTTTTTTCCACAGACAGCAGATGGTCGGGGCAGCACAGTGGAAACCTTGCCAGGGGGTCAAAATCTAGGTGAGATTGACGACCTCAAGTATTTCAACAACAAAATGGCACGAGGCCTGCGTGTGCCTTCCAGCTATCTTCCCACTGGACCAGATGACTCAGACCGTGCCACCAATGACGGTAGAGTGGGCACTGCCTTGATTCAAGAGTTTAGATTCAATCAATACTGCGAGCGTTTGCAGCAGTTGATTTCACAAAAACTAGACGATGAATTCAAGATGTTCTTGAAGTGGCGCGGTTTCAACATTGACAGCAGTCTGTTTTCACTGCGCTTCAACGCACCGCAGAACTTTGCCAGCTATCGCCAGACCGAACTGGACAATGCTAGAATCACAGCATTTACCAGTCTAGAACCCTTGCCTTACATGAGCAAACGATTCTTGCTGGAACGATTCCTAGGATTGAGTGAGGATGAAATTCAACGCAACGAAGAACTGTGGAGAGAAGAAAAAGCCGAAGGCGACATACCGTCACCCACTGGTCAGGATCTACGCAGTGTGGGCATCAGCCCTGCGGGTCTAGAAAGCGACATTACCACTGGGGAAGAAATTGGACAAATGGAGCCAGCAGGTGCAGGCGGAGTACCAGAAGGGCCACCCACAGCAGGCGCACCAGGCGCAGCAGCCCCGGCCCCAGCGGGCGCTCCTGCCGGAGCTGTATAAATAATCCTATGCTGCTACAAGAATTTTGGCACAAAGACCCTGAAGCCTATCAGGACCTGGAGCAAGACAACAGTCAGCTTAGACTGGGGGATCTTCGCAAGAGCCACCTCACGCTGCGTCAGCTCAACAAGCTGCGACGCATGAACGATGTGCGTCAAGTTGAATACAAAGACAAACTCAAACTCATCAGACAACAATATGCCACGCCAGTGGCTCCCGCCATGTAATTGCTGCGTCACATTTGACAGCAATTTATCGCCTTTTTGACATCTAAAACCACTTATATTTCTTGGTCAGTGTAAATAACAACACACTTTACCTATAGGAGTTTCCTTATGAACAAATTTGAACAATTGATCGAATACGTGATCAATGATGATGAGCAAAAAGCTCGCGCTCTTTTCCACGACATCGTGGTTGAAAAAAGCCGCGAAATCTACGAAAACATCATGGCCGAAGAAGAACTAGCCGAAGCGGATCATGAAGAAATCGAAGAAGGCAAAGAAGAAGAGGAAGAAGAGCTTGAAGAAGCTGTTGACCATGAAGAAATGGAAGAAGGCGCCATGATGATGGATGCTTCGGATCAAATGATTGATGAGATCGAAGTGGAAGAAACCGATAACATCAGCATGGAAGGCGAAGAGGAAGAAGGTTCAGCCGAGCCAGCTACCAAAGACGACATCATGAATCTTGCTGACAAGCTAGACGAACTCATGGCAGATTTTGAAGCAATGATGGACGGCGATGCTGGCGATGACATGGGCGATGGTGACGATTTTGAAGTGGATGCCGGCGGCGACGCAATTGAAGTTGACGACACCGAAGAAATGCTGCCCAAAGATGACGAAATGATGGAAGCTGTGAGCCTTAAAGCAGCTCCCAAGCCTGTTACTTCAGAAGAAGGCAGTGTGAACAAGAAGTCCACAGTGGCTGCCAATGCCGGCGCAAAAGGCCCAATTGGTAGTGCAGTGAAGCCTGTGCATACTACCGGTGCTGAAGCAAAAGGTCGTCCTGCTCCAACAACCAAAGATTTGATTGGCAAAGTAGGCAATTCGCCAGCACAAGGAACACAGAAACCCACACCAGCCACAAAGCCGCACACAGCGCAGGCAACTGGTGTAAACACCAAGTCAGTGGTACCTAGCTCGCACAACTAAAAATGACTTACCTAAGAGAACAACTTACTTTCCACCAGGCCAATATTCAGATTGTTGAAGAATCCGACGCCTCTGGCGGTAAGAATCTATATCTTGAAGGTATTTGCATTGAAGGCAACAAGCGCAACGCCAACGAACGTGTGTATCCACTGTACGAAATCAAGCGTGCGGTAGACACAATCAACAAGCAGATCGTGGAAGGATACTCAGTAATGGGTGAAGTGGATCATCCCGATGATCTCAAAATCAACCTTGATCGTGTTTGCCACACCGTGGAAAAAATGTGGATGGACGGCGATGCAGGTTGCGGCAAGTTGAAAATTTTGCCCACTCCCATGGGCAATCTTGTCAAGACCTTGCTGCAATCTGGCGTCAAGCTTGGAGTCAGTAGTCGTGGCAGCGGTAACGTTGATGATCGTACCGGACATGTCAGTGACTTTGAAATAGTCACAATTGATGTGGTTGCACAGCCCAGCGCACCCAACGCATATCCCAAGGCAATCTATGAAGGTCTCATGAACATGAAGTACGGACATAGATTGTTGGAAGTTGCTCGTGATGCTGGTATGGACAACAAAGTAGAGAGATATTTGAAGCAGGAAGTTGTAAAACTGATCAAAGATCTCAAAATCTAAGGAGAATCTAATAATGTTAGATGCATTGAAACCATTGCTAGATAGCGACCTACTCACCGAGGAAACTCGTCAAGAGATCAACGAAGCTTGGGAAGCCAAGCTGAATGAAGCTCGTGAGCAGGCTCGTGTTGAACTACGTGAAGAGTTTGCACAACGCTATGAGCACGATAAACAAGTCATGGTTGAAGCCTTGGATCGCATGGTAACAGAAAGTCTCGCACAGGAGATTCAGCAAGTACAGGCCGAAAAGCAGGCACTGGCTGAGGATCGCGTGAAATTTCAAAACAAAATGTTGGAAGGTGCCACCAAGTTCAACAGCTTCATGGTAACCAAACTGGCAGAAGAAATTAGCGAACTGCGTCGTGACCGCAAGCAACACAATGAAGGACTAGAAAAACTAGAAAATTTTGTGATGCATGCACTGGCTAGAGAAATCACAGAGTTTGCGCAAGACAAGCGTGACGTCGTAGAAACCAAGGTTCGCCTGGTTCGCGAAGCACGTGGCAAACTGGAAACACTCAAGGCACGCTTTGTAAAAGAAAGTGCTGCCAAGATGAGCCAAGCTGTTAGCCGTCATCTCAAGGAAGAATTGAACCAACTGCATGAAGACATCCAAATTGCTCGTGAGAACAGTTTTGGACGTCGTATTTTTGAAGCCTATGCTGCTGAATTCAGCGCCACTCATCTCAATGAGCAAGCTGAAGTCCGCAAACTACACAGTTTGTTGGACATGAAGGATCACCAGTTGGCTGAAGCAATTGAACTCGCCGAGAAAGCCAAAGTCTTGGTTGAGAGCAAGAACCGCGAAATTCGCATGGTTCGGGAAAGCAACGAGCGGGAAGCAATCATGAGCGAGTTGTTGAGTCCCCTGAATCAGGACAAAGCCGAAGTAATGCGTAATTTGTTGGAAAGCGTTCAGACTCCGCGTCTGAAGTCAGCTTACGAAAAGTATCTACCAGCAGTGCTAGAAGATCGTTCAGTGAAAGCACAAAAAGTAATCACCGAACAGGTTTCTGCAGTGACCGGAGATAAAACTGTTCCAAGTAGTCAACAGGAAGATCGCAGCAATGTGATCGACCTCAAGCGCCTGGCAGGATTATAATTTTTTAGGAGACTTTGATGTCACAAGAACTACTAGAAAGTCGCTGGGGCGAGACCAAAGAAGCATTGCTCGAAGGTCTTAATGGCACCAAGCGCAACAATATGAGTGTGATTCTCGAAAACACTCGCAAGTACCTGAAAGAAAACGCAAGCTCAGGATCTACTGTAGCTGGTAACATTGCTACTTTGAACCGCGTGATTCTTCCGGTGATTCGCCGTGTTATGCCCACTGTTATCGCTAACGAATTGGTTGGTGTGCAGCCCATGACCGGTCCTGTGGGCCAAATCCACACTCTGCGTGTGCGATATGCTCAAAACCTGACCGACACTTCAGCTGCTGCAACCAGCGTGGCTGCAGGTGAAGAAGCACTGAGCCCATTCAAAATCGCAACTGCGTACTCCACAGTACCAGAGGGCACTAGCAGTGCCACCAACTACACTGGTGGCGCAACAGCTACCATGGAAGGCACTGGCGGTAAGCAGATTTCTGTGCAGATCTTGAAGCAAGCGGTTGAAGCAAAAACCCGCAAGCTGCAAGCTCGTTGGACATTTGAAGCCGCGCAAGATGCACAAGCAATGCACGGCATCGATGTTGAAGCAGAAATCATGGCAGCTTTGGCTCAAGAAATTACAGCTGAAATTGACCAAGAAATCCTGTTGAGCCTGCGTAGTCTGGCTGCAACTGAGTTCACATACAACCAAGCTACTGTATCTGGTACTGCTACATTTGTTGGTGACGAACACGCTGCATTGGCTGTTCTGATCAACCGTGTTGCTAACCTGATCGCTCAGCGCACACGTCGTGGCGCTGGTAACTATGCTGTTGTTAGCTCAGCTGCATTGACAGTTCTGCAGAGCGCAACAACTTCTGCATTTGCACGTACCACAGAAGGCACCTTTGAAGCACCCACAAACACCAAGTTTGTTGGTACACTGAACGGCAGCATGAGAGTGTTTGTTGATAGCTATGCTAGCGACACAACTCCTGTGTTGGTTGGTTACAAAGGTTCTTCAGAAGCTGACGCACCAGCATTCTACTGCCCATACATCCCATTGATGAGCAGCGGTGTTGTTCTGGATCCGTCAACATTTGAACCAGTCGTGAGCTTCATGACTCGTTATGGCTACATCGAGCTTACCAACACCGCTAGCAGCTTCGGCAACGCTGGCGACTATGTGGGTGAGATCGCTGTGTCTAACTTGTCATTCAGCTAATCCTACTGGATCGCAACCAAATCAAAAAAGCCCCTTGCGGGGCTTTTTTGTTGGGGTAAATTTACTGACGATAAGTAATTTTGTGACAACAGTCACAGCTCGTGTTTAACACACATACACACATTGAAAGGAGATAATCATGAGCAAAACACCTTACGAGATTCGTCTTGAACTTCTCAAATTGGCCAAAGATTCACTCTGGGAACCAATTTATCAAAAACGTCACGCTATGTCAGACGAGTACCACGCCAAGCTGACAGATGCCAATCGCGGAACTCTTCCATTCCCAACCATGCCAGATTTTCCGTCTACCACGGATATTGTCAGCAAGGCCGAGGAACTGAAAAAGTTTATTGACCAAGCATAATAAAGCCCCGAAAGGGGCTTTTTTCTTGCCCCGATAAATATTGACATGGCTATCGTGATAGAAACTGGGGTAACTTTTGGGGGCGGCGTCAACATTGGCGAGGGCGCACAGCCACAAATACAGCAGATTTTACTGACCGAATTAGGTGACACAATCACTACCGAAGCCGGAGATGCACTAACAACAGAATAAGAGACCGTTCATGGCTAATGTAAAAATTTCACAACTGCCCAGTCTGTCAACAATGACAGATGCCTCAGAAATCCCTGTGGTATCCAGTGGTACAACATACAAGATCACAGGATCTACGCTAGAAGTGTATTTCACAGGTAACGTGGAATTTGCAGGCACAACCTTGCAACCAAGAGCCGGTGCAACAGAATCCAATATCACACTCAAAAATGGAACTTCTGCGGTTGACATTTTAGCAGCCAACGGCAACGTTGCTGTCACTGCAGGCGCAAACACTTGGACATTTGGCAACACTGGTACACTAACATTACCCGGCGGTAGCCGACTTAGACCTCTTGGTTCCAACCTAGATATATTTGCTGGCACCGGTAGTTATGTAAACTTAATAACGTCTGATGAGAGCTCTAGTATGGGAGTTGACAACAGTGGTGGTTATATTACCACTGCTGGTGGAACTTGGAACTTTGGTACTACTGGTAATTTAACTGCACCAGGTAACATCACTGCCGGCAACTTAGATGCTGTGAATCTAGTGATCAACCGTATCTCCAGCGACGATTCTACTTTCGTAAACATTGAAGATGGCGTCAACGTCACTGGAGATATTACTTCTACTGGCAACGTCACAGGCAACTATTTTATTGGCAACGGCAGTCAGTTGACTGGTATTAGTACCAGTTTTGATCTTGAAATGCATGTCAGCAAAGACGGCAATGACAGCACTGGCACAGGAACCATACTACGACCATATCTGTCCATAACTCACGCACTCACACAGGTCGCCGGCGGTCGCAACACTATTGTGATACATCCAGGTGGATACACAGAAAACCCCACAATAACCAATCTGGCCACACAGTTAATAACCTATGATGCCACAGGTGCCAGCACCTTGGTCTACGGCACAGTCACCATTGCCAATACCACAGGTAGGATTGCCGGACTCAAGATGACCAATCTGGCCATCACAGGCAACGCACAGGCTTATATCAACAGTTCAACTGTGGACGAACAATTTACCAAAAGCAGTTCGGGCTATGTGGAAGTTGATGATTGTGAA